ATGCGCAAAATCTTACTACCATTTTATGAAATTCCTACCATGGCAAAAATCATCAAGCAGCTAACCATTGCACAGGTAAACAACGCAAAAGCGGCGGAAAAGATCTATTATTTATTCGATGGGGAAGGGCTGAAACTCGTTGTCAAGCCTAACGGTGTGAAAACGTGGGTGTTTAATTACAAACGCCCCTACACATTAAAACGTACCGAAAAAACCATCGGCACTTTCCCTGCAGTGTCGCTTAAAGATGCCCGTCAAAAAGCACTCGAATTTCGCCAACTTTTATCCAATAAGATTGATCCACACGAATTTGAGCGTAAACAAGCCATAGACGCACTAAAAGAACAGCAAAGCACATTCGCCCATGTTGCAAATGAATGGTTGCTCTATCGTGCGAAAATCGGCAAAGAACAAGGTAATTACACAGAAAAGACAAGGATTGATACCGAAAGACGTGTTAATTCCGCCATTGATTTAATTGGTGACGTACCTTTCAAAGAATTGACACTAAAGCATGGATTATCCGTGCTTGAACCTTATCGCCAATCAGGCGCAATGGCTGAATTGAAAAAGCGTTATTTAGTTTTAAAGTCAATCGCAGAATATGCCGAACGTTTTGAATATTGGGAAAACAACAAATGGAAATATCTTGGCGATGATCTCCCTGCAGTGAACAAAAACAAACATCACCCGTCAATCCATTACAAAGCCTTACCGGAATTCATGATCAGCCTTGCACGGGCCAATATATCCCAAACTGTTCGCCTTGCGATTTTGTGGGGGTTGCTCAACGCTACAAGGGCGAGCGAAACCGTCAGTGCAAAATATTCTGACATCATCGAACACGAACATTTGCCCAATGGTAAAGTGTGGCAAGTGGAAGTTTCAAAAGGCGGGAAAGGGGATCGATTGCACCTTGTACCGTTAAGTAAACAGGCAGAAACCTTGCTTTTATACATCAAGCAACACGCAAATAAGGAATATTTGTTCCCGTCCACTTTGTCAAAGACGAGAAATAAAAAGCATATCAATAGCCAAACACCGAATGAAGTGATTAAAACAATGGACGGCGGCAAATACAAAGGTACCATGACAAATCACGGCATACGGTCGCTATTCAGTAGTTATTGCAATGATAATCGCCTAGAACTTGGATTAGATAAAGAAGTCATCGAAATTTGCCTAAGCCATTTGAATTCCGATGAAATACGAAACGCCTATAATCGGGCGGAATATTTGCCTTACCGATTAAAGACGTTTCAAGAATGGGCCAACTATGTTGAAAAATGTGCGAATGGTTTATTCAAAGAAATTATTGCCGACAAGTCTTAATGTATTCGTTCAAGTCGCTTTCCGCAATCTTGCGAGAGCGACCGAATTTATAAGACTTTAACTTGCCGCTAGAAATCCAACGTTTCACTGTTGCTTCCGAACAAATGCCCATCTGCACGATCTCTTTGATTGAAAAATATCGTTCCATTATAAATCCCCCTCTTTCACAAACACGCCATTAATCATACGTCCTTTGCGGTCTTTGATTTGCTCGTAAGCGTACTGAACACAATCCCAGAAATCAAGATTAGCCATTTTACTGATAAGGAATAGATAATTAGATAGACAGTTTACATCCCAATCATCAGGTGGGGTTTTACTTGCAAAACCACCTATTCTTGCAGCGGTTCGTAATAGTGCCTCATCTATGGAGCTTGCCCTAAAATGTCCTGTTGGTTCAAGTAAGTGCGATTGGTTGGCGTTGGTTTCTACTGACTCATTGCGACATTGAGCGTTTATGATTGTCAGCACAACAAAACAATCACCAATACTATCTTTAATTATATTAATATTGCCTTTCGCAACACCCCCACAAAGCTCACCAAACTCCTCAACCATCTTGAGTGTTTGCTTTTTAATACTTGAGCCTTTAATCAAATTGCGATCTTCCGCCCATTGTTCAATGTTTTTGATAAGCTGTTGTAATTCTGCCATTTTAATTTCCTCTTAATATTCAATTACAATAGTGCATAATTCATCTATTTTTATCTAATTAACCCTAAAATCCCCCAAGCTCTCGCCCCAACCAAAGGCTTGAGCCAACGGAATTTTTTCTTCTTTAATGAAAACTTCATCGTTTTCACAACAAATCCACCGATAGTCATTAAGCCGTAACCATCCATGGCGCATTAAAAGGTCAATTTGTGACGGTTTTAATGGCGAACCAATAGGCAACATCAATAAATTAACTTGCTGTTCGATTTTTGAGCGGTTACAGTTATTGACACAAGTCCAAGCGGCGCGATGCGCCTTGTTTGTTTCGGTGGACTCCGAATTAAGTGCGGTGGAACCCAACGCACTTTTCGCTGATTTAATCACCCAGTTTTTTAATTTGGTGATGATTTTCTTTTCTGTGAATCTGTTTTTTACCCCCACAATTTTCTTACGAATCTCACCGTATTTATTCGGTTCGCATTCTTCATACTCAATACAAATTGGTTGATAACAACGTTTTGTCATTGCACCACCTTGCACTTTTAAATAACTACCAAAACAACTCACATCAGCCACCGTGCGGCCAATATCCAATACTTCATCGTCCGTAACGGCAGCCATGGCATCATCAATTTTGCGAAGTTCACGCCACGTCGAAATTGATGGTGTACCGTAAAACTGGAATTGGCGAATGCCCCAAAGATTTGCCCACGCACTCACACGTTGCACGTTTTCAAGTAATGTCAGATTTTCGACTTCATCGGACATTTCTTTGCCTTGCTTACCTGCATAGATATTCTTGGCGATGTACTTCGCCACATAACCAATGGCAGAACCTTTGGTTGGATCAATTTCTTCTACTTTGAAACGGTATTTTTTCGCACCGAATTCATCGCCATCTAATTCCAACGCTTTCTTGCGGAATAGATGAATAACGTCATCTTTATGTTCAGGTTTTACATACATCAGCAAGTGCCAATGCGGTGTGCCATCGTGATGCGGTTCAACACCACGAAAGCCAAAAAAACCGATTCCACGTTTGGCAAACTGCGCACGCAACTGTGCCCACACTTTATTTAAGTAACGTTGCGTATCACGAGGGCTTGCACCTTGCCATTTTTTATTGTTTTTGCCTGTTTCATGCGTCGCGTGGAAAGAGGATGGCGCAGTCAGCGTAAGAAAAAGTGACACAAACGAATTTTCTGTCGCCCATTCATCAATACCACGCAAGCGGTTCATGGTTTCCTGGAAACGGATAGCAGGATTTGCCACCGATTTTTTCCACATTTCAATCAACGGCATTTGTTCGGTGCTATCGTCTAGATTTTCTAATACCATTTGTTGCAGATATTCGAGGTTATCTGCACGTTGCGCACGGTAGTCATTAAATGCACTTTGCGACACATAAGGGCTCACTTTTGCCGATACTGCACCACAGCCAATCTCCACATGTTCTTTCAATCGTTTTTGTGCCGTGGTGAGTTGGCGTTTCCAATGTTTTGGGCAAACTGATTTATTAAGATCAACCTCAATGTCATTCACATCTAAGAAACGGTTATCTTGATAAGCGAACCAGTGCTTTAACGGAAAACCAATATCAGCACACACTTCGCCCACTAAGCGATAAAGGTCACGAGAAAGTGCGGTGAAATCATCAAGAGATATTTCCCCACGCTCTTTCCGCTCCGCTTGTTCATTGATAAAATCAGACTGTAATTTCGTAAACAACATAGCTAATTTGTCTGCCATTTCTTTTAGCTGATGTTCACTTAACAAATAAAACGGAAAGTTAGCCGCTTTTTTGCCTTTTGAGAGGGCGACCACTTGTGAATGTGTATCACGATCAATCAACCAATCAAGGCTAACCTGATAATGTTGAAAAACGGCTTTCAAACGATTGGTGAGAATTTCACGCAAATAGATATTCGCATACGCCGCCTGTTTATTGCCGAATTTAAACCCAATAGAGCCATCATCTTTCACACCGTTAAACGCACGCAGCCAAACATGGCGAAAATGCTCACGTTGGCGTTTGCGAGGGAGTGCATAAAGCAGTTTTTCAACATAATCGAACTGGTGCGGCGCAACAGAAAACAATTCCATTTGCGCCGATGTTGCTTGAGCAGTATCGAAAGTGCGGTCAACATTCACCGCACTTTGCATCATCACTGCACGTGCATCTGCCATCGCTTGCTCACGTTTGGCAAGATTGGCATTACACTCAAGTTCCCAGTTCATCATCAAGAATCCTTACATTGCCGTATTGGCTAAATATTCACTGTGATATTCAAAATATTCTTTGATTTTGTTGTTGGTCGAACTCACTGCACTGAGTAATTCTTCCAAGCTCAACATTTCATATTGGGCTAAGTCATAACGGCGTACTTCTTCAATCGCACCCCAAATTGTGTTATGTAAATTGCCCACCGTTCTTGTTTTTTGTTTGCCATACCAACTATCCTGATCGCCAATCACTTCAACCACTTGAAAGCGAGTGCCAATGGGTAAAATTTCTAGCGTTGCGCCACAATCTAGCGCGATACAAATATTGTTTTCCATTATTCTTTTTCTCCTTTACCAACGGCTATCTAGCACGTCTGTAATAAACTCAATTAATCCCATTACCGTCACAGTCACGCCAAGAACAGCGAACAGCACCACGAAAAACATCACTAAACAACTTATCATTTTCTTTTCTCTCTCCAGTCCGCCCATTCGGCGTGTTTTTTCATTAATTCTCGTTTCGCTTGAATTGCAATATCGCCCAAACGGATATATTCACTAAATGCCTTATTCGCTGATTGTTCATCGCCCTTATCTAAGTGATAGAAATAAGCGAACAATTGCTCTTGTGCATTATCTAGCTTGTGATAAACATCTTTTGCACAAAAAGACAAAGCACCACGGCTTAAAATTATTGCTGCCATTTGTTATTCCCCCATCGTCTGATCAATTTGAGTAAATTCCCGCTCTGTTACGCCTTGTGAAAACATTCCCGAAAGTAACCGCACTTTACGTAGTGCACGGGCTATTTTGCGTTGTCCTTGTTCTGTGTAGTGATGCAGCTTAGTGCCTGTTAAATGCCCTGCACGTAAATCTGAAAAATCTAAATCGGCTAATTCCAATAGCATTTCTCGAAAGCCTTGTTGTAAACCGTCAAACTCTCGTTCTACACGGAATTGGCTTTTGCTTAACGAGTGCAGCGCATCATCAAAACTTCGGATTTCAGGCACCTTTACTTGATTTACACGACACCATTTTTCTGCGGCAGATTCCGTTTCATCGTCAAAGCAATAAGGCATTAAGGCCATCACTCACCCCCATTCATTTATTTACGGAACCACCGAGCAAAGCGTTGGAAAATGCTTTGTTCACGTGCTCACTGTGCTTCTTCAAGTAATGCAATGCGATCACTGAGTGATTCATTCAGCAATACTTGCTGGGCATTTACGCCTGCTTGGTGCGAAATAGCCCGTTGTAATAATTGAATATTGCGAGCCTGTTCTTGCACGGTTTTGTTTAACTGCCACACATTCACACGGCTACGCGGCGTGTTTTTTTCTTTGCTGTACACATATTTTTTGCTTGTCATTTGCTCAAACTCCTAAATTTTGGTTGCAAAAATCCTGTCGAATGAATTTCTTCAAACGACGGTGGGTAAAAATTAAAAGGAAATTAAGAATTAATCGGCTTCGATTTGAATCTGCCGTGGATCAATATTCTTGCGTGATTTTTCTGATGCTGTCCACGTTGCAATCTCATGTGCATCACGCATACCAAGGCTGCGTTTAAAATTGGACAGAATGATTTCAAAATCGCATTCAAAATCACGACAACGTGGATTACAGCACACCAGATGACCTTTAAAATAGGTCAAACTAATGGCACTTGATGTATCAATGTTTAAAGGCCCTTCACAAATAGGGCATTTCACTAATGATTTAACGGTAAAACTTGGATATTGGGACACACTCACCACCTTTTGTTATACTTGCCCCAAAAAGGAGCCATTATGAAAACACGTTTACTTATTCCTGATACCGATGTCGAACTTTCGGCATTTATTGCACAACACGCAGAAGATAAAGCACACTGGGATGTTTACGACCCGACTTATCGTGTAGGGATTTCCTATCTTGGTATTGTGTATCGGGAAATTATTTGCCAGTCATACGTCGAATTTTTAGCACTTGAGACTTTTCTAAAAAAACACGGTGATTTCGTGCTTGAAGCACCGGGCAAATTTTATCGGCGTTGGGCATTAATGGATTGATTTCCGATTTAAAATGCTGTTGAAGATACCCATTTCTTAACAATAATTGTGGATAGGTAAATTCAAATTCATCACGCACATTGTGGCGAATTGTCACATTGGCGTTATGCACTAAGCCCTGCTCAATCAAAATTGCCACCGCATTTTGCACGAAGGGCAAATCATCACAGTTTTCACTGGGTTCAATCCACGCCACGATTTCGCCATATTTGTTGCGTTGAAAATGAAATGTACCCTTGGCAAGGGTTTGCCATTGTGGATCTTGCACAATGCCTGCCACTTCTTCTTCAAATTTTTCCACGCCTGCTTGCTTCACATAAGCCAAGGCATAACGCAGCATTTCCACATCTCTTGCACTAAATATTGCCTGATTATTTTGTTCACACATACACACCTCCTTTTTGTTCTACGCTCTCCACATTCCCCAATATGGATTGCACGGTTATTAAAATTAAAAGATAATCAACACCATAAACCACGACACCATTGAAAATAACGCCACGAGGTATGCCATGCTGACTCGATTTTTACGATTTCTCATATTTATCCTTAACTGGTCTATTGTTGCTGGAATCGTTTGGCTTAATGTCATCTTACTGACTGATTAATTAATACATTCTTCCAATTTCAAACGGATAAAATCATTCAATTCCCGTTTATCCGCTTGAGCCATTTCTTGTAACTTTTCTTTAAAACTTGCCGTCACACGAAATGCAATAATTTCAGATTTTAGTTCGCGTTTTTTTTCTGTTTTCGCCATACTCTTTTCCTTGTTGTTTTTGTTTACTTTGTTATACTCAGTCACTAATAATTATGTGTTCTCTTACCCTGAGGATTTTTATGACCGCACTTTCCATTGAAGAACGCCTCGAAAAACTTGAAGCACAAATGCAAATTCGTATTGAACGTCAAAACTTGCTTTCTGAATTGATTTATCAACAAGCCAAATTGCAAAGCACTATTCTTTATCTTTCAAAGATGCGTGAGTCTTTCCTTTACGTTGAGCCCTCATTATCCCCACTTCTTGAGCAACAGCGCGTTCTATACACAAAACTTCTTGCTGAACTGCCTCCTGAAGATCAACAGGGGCGTGAATATGTACGTTCACTACAAGATCTCTTTGAACAGAAATAGTCGTCATTAATTTCTCCATAAAAATAAGGCTCCCATGACTGACGAAACACTGGTTATTCCCATTGAAGTTGATTCACCGCTCAACATCACTTTCCATGTCGAGACAGGAGAAATGACGGTGGAATGTTTTCAGTTTGTTTCAGGTGCGCCACAAGCGAAGATGACTTTTCGCTATACACCGCAGGCAACACAAGAAATGCTGCGGGCACTTGCGATTTTCCAAGAGAAACTCGGTACAACATTTTTAACGCAAGCCACGCCACATAACGTGCAATAGATTGTTTACATTGAGAAAGTATTGCCATTGTGTTTCTGTGTTTGTTTCCATTATTTAACTATTCCGAATCACTGCCCAATCCACATCGGGGCGTAAATCTTCGGCTCTTACTTTGCCTTCTGTAGCTTTGATAATGGCGGGAATATATTTCACATCCATTTTTCCACCGTTAAGCCAAAGATTTACTGTAGGTTGGCTAACACCGCAAGCTCTAGCTAAAGCTGATTGACTACCGCATATTTCGATAGCTTTGTTCACATATTCACTCATAGAACTCATTATAACCTTGCCTATAATTTATCTTTGAAAGATATTATAGGTAAACTTTTAATATATGCAAGAAATATTTTATTGTTTTATTCAAAGTTTACCTATAATTTATATGCAAGGAGAAAGTTATGTCTGATTTATCAACACGTTTAAAAACTTTACTTGAAGAAAAGGGCTTATCTATGAATGCCTTTTCAAAGATGGTAGGCGTTAGCCAACCAGCAATTAGTGATATTGTGAGTGGAAAAACACGCTCCCCAAAAAAATATCGTTGAAATTGCGACCGCACTTGGCGTGGATGTGAACTGGTTAAAAACTGGGGAAGGTGAACCAATCGCTCAAGGTTCATTAATTTCTTCTTTAGTGAGCACTGACAGCGATGAACATCATCGTTTTCGTGTTGATTATCTTGATGTGCAAGCGGCAGCGGGGCATTCAGGGATTGAAAATGCAGACTATCCTGAAGTGATTCAGTCCATTTATTTTTCCAAGGAAGGATTATTAGAAATCGTGGGTAAAAGTACCAATGATGGTATCAGCCTTATTAATGTGCCGACTGATAGTATGGTGCCAACCATCAACAAAGGCGACATTGTTTTTGTCGATACCAAAGTCAATTATTACACTGGCGAGGGCGTGTATTTCTTTTTGCTCAACGGCGGTGCTTACATTAAACGTTTGATGAAATTACCCACTGGGGTTTACCGAGCCATATCCGATAACAGTGTTTATCCTGATTTTGATATATCAGACGAGTTATTTGATACCGCTGTAATTATCGGTAAATTTATTAAAGTGCTACCGATTAATCCGAAGGATTTGTAGGGGGGAATATGCGGCATTTTGTCTATATGAATTGGCACAAGGAAGTGAGTGCCTATTCTTTGGAAAACTATAAAGAAAATGAAGATTATTTCATAGGTTATGTGTCTCAAAAAAAACGAGTTATTACTTTTCGCAAAGATAGAATTATTAAAGAATTTGTAAATTTTGATGATGCTCAACATTATGCTGAAAATTTGCCTGAAGAAATCTTTATTCAATTCGATCAGAAACTTAATGCTATTAAGCATATCCCATCTAAACCTATTCAACATCCTCTCACTTTTTGCTTTACTGGTTTTAGCAAAGCTCAGAAACAAGCATTAATAGATTTAACGATACAAGTTGGCTTGCGTGCAATTCAGGATGTTACATCAAAGTGTGATTATCTTGTGATGTGCGAGAACTCTAAAACAATCGGCCCATCAAAACGCGCAAAAGCTGAATCGCTAGGCGTAAAATTAATTTTTGAGAACCAATTTTTTCATTTGATTGAAACAGGGGAGATACCGCAATGAAAAAACTACTTTTAATTTTAACCGCACTTTCCCTTGCTGCGTCCCCTACAGTATTTGCTAAGGCGCACAAAAAATCAAATTCTGAATCAGAACAGCAATTTAGTTGTAATGATGGAAAGCGAGTATGTGGAGATATGGAAAGTTGCGATGATGCAATGTTTCATCTTAAACAATGTGGTATGAAAAAGCTTGATCGCGATCGTGATGGCGTGCCTTGTGAGAGTATTTGCCGATGAAGATGAAGATGAAGAAGTGGTAATAGTATGGCGAATAAAAAACAAGTTACTTCAAAAGATGTGAAACTTCTATGGGGTGTTTCAGCACAATGTGCAATCTGTCGTTGTCATTTATGGAATGAAAATGGTTATATTATCGGTGAACATGCTCATATTCGAGGGGAAAACCCAGGTTCTGCCCGTTTTGATGAAAAGTATCCTGAAAATAAAGTAACAACAGAAGAAAACCTCATTTTACTTTGTGCTAATTGTCATTCAATGATTGACAAAGATGAAGATAACTGGACTGTTGAGAAACTATTAGATACTAAAAGAAAGTTTATTGACGATGTAGTGCGTAGAATTAGTCATATTGAGCCCCCGAAAGCAAGTTTAATTGTTGATGTTGTAGAAATCTTTTACAATAGCATTATTCAGCCTGGTGGCAATGATGCACCATTGGATGTGATACAAAGAACAGTTTCTTTAGTTCAGAAAAATGATAAGAATGATTTCAATCATCAATTATCGGAAATTCTTGTTTCTGCTTATATGAAGTATTTTGATGGCATTCAATCGTTCTTTTCCGATCCCAGAAATGCAGAATCATTAAGAAAACTACAAGGGGTCATTAACACATTGAATATTCGTCTTTTCGCACAAAACGAAGGACGGCTTTCTAGCTTGATGTTTTATGAGATTGCTCAAGATATAATCGAGAAAAACTCACAACTTAGTGGCGAACGAGAAGACACACTTTCAATTATTCTTTTCTATATGTACTACCACTGCGACATTGGACTAAAATGATGATAACAATTCAACCGAACAAATACACCGATCCTGATAAGGCGATAATAAGTAGTAGTTGTGTCTTGCTAAGGGTGCTTATCAAAAAAAAGCTAGTGCAATTTGACAAGCTAAAAGATGTGTTAGATAAGTATAATGAATGTGCTAGCGTACTGTTTTTACCAGCTATCAATCTATTATTTTTGCTCGGTGTCGTTAAGTATCATCAAAAAACAGATTGCTTTGAGTATATAGGAAAATAATCATGCGTCTTTCTAAAATCTACATGAATCATTCTCACATTTTTGAATCCATCACCTTTAATGATGGATTCAATGTTATTTTTGGAAAGGTCATTTCAAGCAAAGATAAAAATACACATAACTTAGGTAAATCAATTCTTGCCCAAGTTATAGATTATTGTTTAGGAAAGAAAAAAGATTCCATGTTTTTCCAAAACCTAGACCAATTTAATGAGTTTGTTTTTTTTCTAGAAATAGAATACGCAAAAGATCAGTTTGTTACGGTTTCTCGTTCTGTTAGCGAACCAACTACGATGAGATTTAAATATCACTATTTAGCCGAACAAGATTACAGGGGGTTGCTTGATTCCGAATGGGACAAAACTCTTCCTTTTGAACAATCCAAAGAGTTATTAGATAGTCTCCTCAATTTTCAATTTATAAAAGGGTACTCTTATCGTCAATTTATTGGTTATTTATTAAGAACGCAAAATGACTTTCAAGACCCTTTTAGGTTATCAACACATAGAGGGAAAGATATTTATTGGAAGCCTTTTTTGGCTAAATTACTTGGTTTTGATGATGAATTACTTAAGAAAAGAGGTTCATTAATTGATAATTTAAATAAATTATCAGAACAAGAACATTTTATTAGTTTGCAAAATAAAACAGATGCTCAATCAGTATCAGATATTGAAGGTGAAATTGAATTAATAAAGTTAAAAATCCAAGATTTTAAAACGCAATTAGATGAGTTGGATTTTGGAAATCAAGATAAGGAAGAAATAGCAGCTTTGGTGGATTTGATTAATGATCAGATTGTTGCTCTTAATGATGAACTTTTTTACTTAGAAAATGATAGAAAAAGAATAAAAAACTCCCTAAGAACAAAGAAGATTTCATTCAGCACCAATGAGGCCCAATCTCTATTTAATGAAGCAGGTTTGGTTTTCCCTAAACAGATCAAGCGTTCTTTCGATGATTTGATTCAATTTAACGAAGCGATAAATAAAGAGAGAATTGAATATTTATCAAAAGAACTGAAAGAAATTGAACCAAAGATTCAAAATATATCTGAAGAACTAATCAAATTAAACAAAGAGAAATCTAGTAAGTTATCTTTTCTTAATGAGAAAAATGTTTTTGATAAATATAAGTCTTTATCTCAAGATGTTAATGAAAAAACGGCAAGGTTAATCTACCTTGAGCAAATAAGAGATATTATTTATCAAGGTGAAGAGATAAAGAAACAAAAATCTTTGCTATCTAGTGAACTTGAGTCAATAGAAAATCAGATAAGAGATAATGTGACGCAAAATGTAAAATCAGATTCAAACAGCATTTTTACTAAAATCCGTGCATATTTTGGCTCTATTATCCAGAAAACGTTAAATGATGATGCCTTTCTTAGTGTAAATGTCAATTCAAAAGGAAATATAGAGTTTGAGTATAAATTTACAGAAAAAGAGGCTCACAAAGGGCATTCTTATAAAAAGTTACTTTGCATTGCATTTGATATGGCATTGGCAAGAGCCTATACCGAGCAAGGATATTGTATTTTTTTGTATCATGATGGCGTATTTGAATCTTTAGATGATAGAGTTAAAGAGAAATTATTGGCGGTTATTCGTGAATATTCAGAGTATGGATTACAACAAATTATTACGCTGATTGATGCGGATATTCCTAATGGAATTGAAGACTTTATACATAAAGATGAAGTAATAAGAATATTACATGATAAAGATAGTTCAGGTTTATTGTTTAAAATGACGCCTTGGTAAAGATATAGCGGTCAATCGACCGCTTTATTTTTTTATGCTATCTGAAAAAGGAAATTTTAATGAAAAAACTCATCGCACTTTTTGCCTTACTGCCGTTTGTTTCGCACGCTGCAATTCTACCCAATGCGGCGATTGCGGAATTTGATGAATTTGAACGCGTGGAAGATGTATCATTAATGCATAGGGAGCTGACGGTGCATACGACGCATGAAAGCCTTTCTAAACAATTAGGTAAATATTATGCCTTTGGTGCGTGTGAAATTGCTGGGCTTTCTGATGAATGGCGTGATGTGCAGTTTAATCGCATTCGTGTGGAAAATTTATCTGGCAATCAGGGTGTGAAATGGCAAATTAGCCGCAAGGAATGTAAGAAAATTATGGGGGGCGATTATTCTGATGTTCAAATTGAAAAAGGTTATTTAGGGCGTGAACGGTTTCGTCAATTCTAGGGCGAAGATTCGCCCTACTATGCTTTTTCGTTCATTTCCTCTAACATTAATTCACATTCTATTTGGCTGGTGAAACCGTTTTCTGGTGTGATGTTATGTGTCACGCGTGTGATTAGCCAGAGAGAACCATCAATTTCTGTTTTAAACCCACTCACTTCAACTGGCATTTCTGGTATCAGTTCTGCATTGCCTAGAGCTAAATTCAGGCTAAATTTTGCTGTGCCTCGTTTCAGTTTTCTGAAGGTTTTTTCTGCAAGCTGAATGGCATAGCTTCGGCTGGCATAGGTGTGTGGTAAGGTTTTAATGCTTTCGGCATCACTTTTGATTTGTGTGCCTTTTACATCATTAATCATTCAGCCCTTTCCAGCTTGATAGCGGGTGTCTTTAATGCTTTTGCCATTTTCACCTTTGATAAGTTCGCCTTGTTGATTGCGTCGGGCGCGTGTCACTTTTCGCATTGTGGCTTTTTTGATTTGAACGCGTTGGGAATGTTTATCCCAAAGTACTTCGCCGCGCTTGCCAGTGTTGTTATCGTGCCAATAAACTTTCACACCGTCATAGTTTTCGCTTTCTGCAATGGAAAAATGGTGACTATCGCCCGATTGACGCGTAATCATCAACGGCGGTATGGGCTTTCCGTTCACGGTTTTGGCTTCACCAGCTTTCATAAACAGCAAGTAGTGATTTTTTACACCAGCAATAGCATCATAGGCTTCCGCAAGTCGTTGCAATAAATTGAGCGAGCTTTCATTGGTTTGATCTAAGTGAGAAATCTCAATTTGCGCGAGGCTTTCGCTAATTTGAGCGGTGAGTTGATTTTCTTGGGCAATTTGGCGAACAATTTGCCCTAATGTGGTGTGATGAAAACTGCGCTCAAAGTGGTTTTTTAGTGAACCGCGCAAATCCGCACTACGCGCCCGAATGGTGATGCTATCTGGTGCGCCGCTATGCTCGACTTCATCTACGGTATACTCCCCTTTAAAAATCATCGGTGCCCCTTTCCACCCCATACCTAGTGATAATAAAGCACCGCGCGCTGGGAGGGCTAATTTGCCGTCACTATCGTCTAGTTGGATGTCGAGCTGATCGGCTTCAAAACCGCGGTTATCCGTAAGCGTTAAACTCATCAAACGGCTGGATATTAAAAGGGAAATATCCTCTTTTTTGCCTTTTTCTGCTTTCGGGCGAACCGTTAAATGCACTAGTGGAATAGGGTGGGTTTTATCAAAATTAAACATTAAAACATCCCTATGACAGATTCAGCAATGGCGATTAACATTGGGTCATCGGTGCGTTTTAAACTCATGCTGAAATCAATCGCACGAGGTGCACCATCGCCAAAAAGCTCTGTTCGGGTTTCTTGTACGCTTTCGATCACAAAAAAACCGATAATTTCAAAGGTTGCACCGTCAATTAGCGGAAATGCACCGCCACTGTCTGCCATTAATTCCAGGGCTTTAATGGAAAATCTGCCGCCAGTGATTTCTGGGATTAATCTGCCACTAATCGTGATAGTTTCGCTTTCTTTACCCGTGAATTGTGTTTTTGGCATTGCCCCGACAATGGCATTAGTTGGATGCCGCCAATTTGATGTACGGTCTAAACTTTGAAAAGGCACGGTTTGCCGAGTGAACACAAACATGCCCAATGTGGCAAGTGCGAAGTTTTGGAACATAAATAATCCTAAATGAAAGTGCGGTCAAAAAATCTCGTGATTTCTGACCGCACTTGATGAATTAGCGAAAGAGAAATGCAATGCCGAAAATCACAAGCAACCAAAATGTAATGGAAATAATAAATAATCAATCAGTTTCTGTTTCATTTCGCTCTCGTGCTTTTTCTCGCCATTGCATTAATTCAGAAAATGTCATTTGCTCAAAGGCTTGTGGTTGCCAGTGGAAGATGATGGCAATGTCTGCCATAGCATCTTCCACTGTTGCGGCAATCATTACTCGGTCGCTTCGGTTTCCACTTCCGAGTTCTTCCCTAAAAAACCGACAGCCGCCGCAGCAAGCTCGGTAAAATCCGCGACTTCCATTGTGGCAAAGTCTGCTTTGTGCAGTACTGGCGATGTCACGCGTGGTAATAACACTTGTAATGCGTCCACATCCATTTGCAACACATCAAACATTTTTAAGCCTTTTAATGCAGGCACAGTCGGTTTATTGACAGTGATTTCTGTGATTTGGTTTTCGCCACGAGTAATAGGGTTGGTTAGGCTAATGATTTTGGTGTTTTCTGTTTTCATTTTATGTTTCCTTTAAATAAAGAATGGGGATTTAATAAAAGCCCCTTTCGGGGCAAGGTGTGTGTGAATTAAATGCCGATTGCAGAACGATGTTCAGCTAAACGATCAGTACCGCCAACAATGAAAACGGAATTGATTAGGTCAATTTCCACGAGGTCTTTGCCGTTTTCGATGATTTTGTAATAAGTTAATGGCACAGTGTAGCTTTGTTCGGTGTCATCGCCCGATTTACTGGTGCCGTTGTCAATCTCGCCAAAACGACCGCGCATGACTAGTTCGATTGAAACCACTTCTTCGGTATCGTCTTGTTGATAGGCTCCCGCAAAACGTAATGCCGTACCGTCAATTTTTCCGCCAAATTCTTTGATAAGTTCGGTCATATAACCGCCCATCTTGAATTGCGCTTCCAAGCCTTCCACGCCTAAATTCACTTTCACTGGACCAAACATGCCGCCTGCACGGTATTCTTCCAATTTAATCGCTAATTTAGGTTGGGTGATTTCGGTGACTTGGCCACGGTAAGAATTACCGTCAGCCAAAAAATTCATTAATTTGAGTTTACGAGGTAATGCCATTTTTTACGCTCCTACTTTTGCAATGTTTGCGGCAAATTCCACAAGGTATTCATCGCTGATGTATTGGTTGAAACCAAGTTGTTCTAACGGTGGAACAGGGCAGTAATCATAAGACACAAGCAATTTTGCATCTTTCAAGGTTGCGGCAGTGTTTAAGTTGGCATTGATAAATGCTTTGCCGCCGATTAAATAGCCTTGTGCTACATATTCACGCCATTTTGCATTGATCGCTTCTACGATTTCTTTTACAAGATTTACGGAAATGTCTTTATCCATCGCCCAGTCAAAGGATTGAGCAATGGTGTCTTTCAACACTTGTGCCGTGCGAGTGTAGTTTTCGTAGATAAATAATTTGTCAGCCGAACGAGTGCGTAATCCCCAAAACTTAAAGCCGTTGTGGTTTACACAACAAGTAATGCCTTTTTCGTTGAGATAATTCACGTCGGTTGCACTGTCGTTAATATCAAATGAAAGTGGCTTGGTGACACCTGTCACGCCAGTTAAACCTTTGTTTGAAATTGAGGTGTGCCAGCCGTATTCTTTGTCTTGATATGCACGCATTGCGGCAGCACGAACAACGGCATAATCCACTTCGGTTTCTTTGGTGTTTGGGTTAAACGATAAGAAATCACCGAAAATCAGCATTAATTCACGTTGTGAGAAATTGTTACCGTATGTCACTGCTTCTTCTTTGGTTTTTGCCGAACCGCAAGAGGCATATACAAAGCCATTGAGTTTTTTCGCTACGCTTAACAATTCAGTGGTTACGTCTTGGTTGTCATATTTCGGGATACAGAAAATACGAGGTTTAACGCCACAAACTGCAGCAGATACGAGGAACGCTTTTAAGCCAGTGTAATTGCCTTCGTTATCGACTGAACCGATCACATTGGCTTTCATGGTGCTTTCATCTTCGTTTTCTTCCACGCGAATGACCACAACTTTACAATTCACAATGTCTGCAATGCCATCTAACGCACGAGATAACGTGCCTTTTTTACCTGCTTTGGCTTGCATTTCGGCAGTGATGCCAGTTAAAAGAGTGGGTTTGTTGAGTGGGAAAACCGTTTCATCTGCATCTGGTGCGGTTGCCACTAAACCGATAACTGCAGTGGATGATGTGGTGAGTGTTCGCAAGGCTTCGGAAATTTCCGTTACCTTGACCCCATGGAGATATTCATCAGACATAATTTTAGCCCTATGGTTTCTATGGTTTGAAAAGATGTGGCTATTTTGTAAGGATTTAAAAGCGAGGGGTAGTGCTTGGCGTTGTGGTATTGAAACTAACAAAGGGCGGTTAGGTAGAGTCGGACGGATGAAAACGGCGGAATCCCCCGCCGTTTGTCTATTTTTGAAAGATTGCCGCTAGTTGATTCGGACTAAACCGCCAGCCATTTACCCCACCGCAAATCGCATTAAAGCACCACTCACTGCAAAAGTATTTTGAGCGTTTTTGTTTGATGCCAAGTACGATTCCTAGCGCACCCCCACCAGTCATATTTACAGCCCGAAGTGCGGTCAAAATAGGCTTTGATTTGTGCTTCGGTTACACCGTCGAGCGGAATTAAATCCCATTTTTCTCTATCATAAACATCAATTTGCTTGCAACGTACACCGCCGTCTTGTACCGATGAAGAGTAGCAATCATATACTGTTGCATGCTCATAATGATACCCATTGCCAAACTCAATGCGTTGCACGGCAATTTCGCAGTGTGAATAACCGCCTTTCGTGAAAAATCGAGTAATGCGGTCGGCGATTGCTTTAACTGGCTCTTTGCACCAGTCTCGTTTGTGCTTGTACATCGCCAAATAAACCTTAGCCATTTTGGTATGCCTCCATCAAGTTATCCATTTGTTTGATAATGTCATCATGGATTGATTGCATTTGCTCAATCGTGAGATTAGGAGCTTTGAGCTCATACTTACGCATACGTTGGTTGGCAAGCTCCATTTGTAGTTTTTTCAAGCCTGCCGCCTGCGTCAAAATCAGGTTTGTGGCGGTCTTATTATCCAGTCTTGCGCGTTGCGCGAAATCTGAGATATAACGACTGCACTCGCCTTCATAATTTGCGGCTTTAAAGGCTTCTGCGGCAGCTTCTCGCTCCTTATACTCTTCGGCAAACCTTGTCCATCTTGCACTAATGTTAGCCGCTGTATCATCAATGCTATCAACTAGATTTTTAATTAGTTCAAGCTTAATTTCTGTTTTCTTTTTTTCATCGACAATCCAGCTGTTTCCGTTCCATTTGTGTAATTCTGTTGGTTGTCTGCCAACTAAAATATATTGGCCTTTAAAATCAATAAGTTGTTTAGTCTCAAGCTCTGATTCGTTTTCTACTTCCATTTCCACAAAATCATTTAAGTTTTGCGGAATAGGGAAAATTTGATAACTATTCAAATTTTCTTTTAAAAAATAGACTTTCATTTAACGCTCCTTTATCGAATATCGATACGTTTTACAAAACGACCAGCAAGTTCTTCAATGTGTATTGTTGTACCGTTTCTATCAACAGTCACAGCGAATGTCTTGACTTCTACATAATAAATAGGTCTACCACCATTGCTGTGTGCATTTACTTCACGAACAGCATGCAAATGAACTCCGCCGCCTCTTTTACCTTCAATTTCTGCACCCACTTCAAAACTGATGAGTTCAATATTGTTATTATCATCAAGCCTGTGACTTTCTGATGATTGAAGATATAAAATTAACGTTTTACCGAAGCACTTCTCTGATAGAGTAATTGACCCAGTACTCACGCTACCTTCCCAGACTTTTTTTAATGTGCCAATTTGAGACAAATTCTTTTGTGCCTGCAAAAATTGCTGATTTATATCAGCTTTTGCATTGTTGATTTCTCGCAAAGTTGATTGTTTATTCTCTTCTATTTTTTGTTCAACACTCTCAGATAACGCTTGCATATTTTGCGCAAGTGTACCCGCATCTAAAGCCCCAGCATTTTCAACAACACCGAAAGCCTTCACCCAGAATTGCACGTCATCAAATGTGTTTTTTGCTTTGATGCATAATTTGAGGATTAATGATTTAGGGCGAGTTTCATTTCCACCTGTTGCCATTGGGCTATCTAATAGCGGATGCATAAATCCATTATCACTGAGATTATCATCAGTTGTAGTTGAAGTGCGTAATCGTGAATCTATAACTGTTTTCGTTTTGTCATAAAAAATATTACTATCACTTGAATTAACCCAGTGTGTTCTCACTTTGTGAACGTGCTTTTTAATCTCGTCACTTTGTGTTTCACCAACAGATAAATTGCTTGATGCATTTCTAATAAATCGGTCTTCAGCTAATGGCACATTTGAAAGAGAACCATATTTACCGACTAAGTGACGATATAACTCTGGGTAATTTTGCTGTGTAACGGTTGTTCTGATTGAATCAAAGGCAATCCAGCCGTTAGGGATGTTATCCACGGCAAAATAAGCCGTCATCCCCACATCGCTACGAGTTAAATCAGGAAGTTGATTGCTGTTGCCCAAAGTGCGGTATAAATCGGGAAAGGTTTGTTGGCTGAACGTCGAACCATCAGCACGTAAAAAACCAACTGGATTAGTTACCGCACGAGGGAATGACACAATAGCACCAATAGGCACGCCGTCGCCGCCTGTCTCTTTCCATTCTGACCAATTTGAGCCATTAAAAAAGCGTGTTTTGATTTTGTTATCATTTGCTTTACGTGCAATTTGACGCACCGCATTTGTTGCCCCACCGCTCACTACTTCAATATGCCATGCCCCATTTTCGGGTAAATTTTGACCGCTTGCTAAGTAATAATTGCCATCGGTTTTATAGCCATTGGCATCGCCCTGCCCTTGTTCTACTTTAAAATTCCCAATACCATAGCCTGCAAGTGTATTAGGCTTGCCTTCAATATCCGTATTAAATTGGGGTTTTTCCCCAGCGTGGTAGATTTTTTGATTGTTATATGACAATTCCCCATTTGCCCGAATACGAATGGTGCCGATAGCTCGGTTAATTTTTTTATACTCTATCCAGCCGTCGCCATCATTCGCCCCCATATTTAAGAGGTGATTAGCATTTGCATAAGTTTGCGAATCAGCCACCCCAATGCCACGAAACCCAATGATTTTAGATTCAAAACTTTTGGTACCTTGAATCGATTCATTGCCCCTTAATCCCACTTTGCTCTCTGCGGTAGTTTTAGCTTCTACTGCTTTGTCATAGGCGGTTTTGGCTGCTTTACTTGTCGCTACGTTATCTTCGCTTTCGCTATTTACTGCAGAGGATTTTTTGCTGTTTTCGATGTAATTTTGCGAGACATTTAACTGTAATTGTGTTGTTTGTTGAGCGAGTTTTTTCCCTGCTTTTGCAGTGAGTGCAAGAGATTCACTTTCAAGCCCCGTGTCATTGGTAAGCTGAACGATACCTTGTTGTGTGGTGCTGGCCTTGGCTATTTCGTGGCTGTGTCCGCTTTCATCAAATCCATTTTGCGTTGTGGCAGTAATGATTTTGGGTGCCATTTGTTGGCGAGTCACAAAAATTACACTGTTATCAATGGATAAGGTCACTGCACTAGAGGATTCTACTTTTAAGATCATCCGCAATACTTGGACTTTACCACTTCCGCTACTTTCTGTCGGTTTAAAACTTTCAGGGCAGTTTGCATAGGCAATCAGTTTGTTTTGTGCGTCAAATACGCCCATTTCTCGGATATAAAAACCGCCGATATTTTCAGGGATGGTTAATTCAACGATGACTTGTTTATTGTTGCGAGGGTCGAGAGAGACGGCACTGACTGGTGCAATGTGCGTTTGATGTACGAGAGCTGTTGCGCTCGCCGTTGGTGTGACCGCTTTCCCATTACCATCACCCACTGCAAATTGGGTGAGCTGTAACGGTTGCCCTTGGCTTAATGCGTGAGCGATAGCCCGTGTTCCGTAGTCGGTTAAGATTGCAAAATATTGTGATGCCATAAATATTCCTATTGTGGATATACCGTGATGATTTCTCCCCATTGCTGACCAACAAAGGCACGAAGTGACCCTGTTGGTGAGAGGGCGATAGCGAGCTGATTGAGATGTCTTGAGACGGGTTTAACATCATTAATCAGTCGCACTAGTTCGTTATAGGTTTGTTCATTCAAGCCACTTTCAGACACTTCTACGGTTAGGCTAAATGTTCCTGGTGTGCCTTGCGGATTTGTTTGAAACCATTCTTTCAGTTCAATAAGATAGCCTATTGGCTCAACCACACGTTTTACTGCACCAATCGTGCCTTTGTGTTTGTGTACAAAATAAGACTGTTTAATCGCAATGCGTTTAACTTCTTCTGTCCAGTTTTCATCCCATTTATCCACTGAAAACGCCCAAGCTAAATAAGGCAGTAATTCAGTGGGACAGCGTTCAGGGTTGATTAAATCTGCAATAATAATAATAGGATTTTCTACCGCACTTTTTAGAATTTCAGCCGCACGTTTTTCTAATGGGGTTGAGCCTATCGGCAGTAAATGATTAGTAATCCTCACTTGTCACGATCTCCAAATTAATTGCCGTACAGTAGGCTGATTTTGAGCTTGGTAACACAATGTCGGCGGTAGGCGAGATAAGCTCTACCCGTTGTACACCTTCCAAGTGTAATGCGGCATAAATACCCGATAGGCTAATATCTCGCCCTAAACGGTGTTTTTCTTCGGTGTAAGCGGTCAATTTTTTTAATGCAGCCGCTTTGATTGGTTCGTATTCAGGACCACGATAAAGATGTAATTTGGCGCGGATTTCGTAAGATTGGATCACCGCACTTTGGACAATAACGCGGTCGCCAATAGGGCGAATGTCATCATCATTAAGTTTGGCTCTAACTACATTTAAAAGACTTTTCTCTGCCTCGCCTTGTCCATTGCGACTTAAAATTGTCACGGTGACATTGGCTGGCTGTGGTGATACCACCGATACATCTGCAACATCAGGGTGTGCAGAGAGTGCGTGGAAGATATAAGCAGAGCGAGGACCCGCCACAGAAAGCCCCTCAAAGGCTAATTGTGTGCGCAATCTTAATGAGGTGTCATCTTCTAAAATTTCGGGGATTTTAGGCGTAACATTATTATTCGCCTCTTGAATGACTTGTCTTTTCACATTGTAATTGGCAGCAATCACATCTAAATCCGAGCCGCTGGCATAGGCTAACATTGTGGCTTTTGCCGCATTATTGATACGGTTTCTTTCCATTAGCTGTAAGTAAACCACTTCTTGTAATAATTTCGTGATGGGTTCACTTTCTAAACTTAATCGTGCCTGCCAAAATGCCCTTTCATCTTGTGGGAAAAGTGCGATAAATTCCGCTTTTCTGTCTGCGAGCAAACTTTCAAAATCTAAATCTTCTAGCACTTTCGGTGCATCTAGTTTTGATAAATCCACTAATTCGCTCATTGTTTATGTCCTAAAAATAGTTTTTCGTTGTGCATTTCTTGGTTATCTTTACGACTGCGTGCAACATAACTTGCCACAATGCCACCTTCAACCAATTCAGGTTTAAATTGTGTGATCTGTACTCGAGGTTCCCAACGATTAATCGCTGTAACAGCACAAGCCGCCAGTTGTAATAACAATGTGTGGCTAATGGGGCGGTCTATTAGCAGGGGAATTAAACTGCCATATTCGCGCCGCTGAATTCGCGAGCCAACAGGCGTTAGCAAAATATCGGCAATGGATTGTTTAATGTGATCGCTTTCGTTTTTTAATGTTTCGCCAGTGTATCGATTCATACTATGCCTTTGCGTTAGAGGTTCGTTGGCCATCGCCTTGTTCAAGGTGGACATGGTTTTGTAAACTAATTGAGCCACCTTTAATATCACCGCTTGCGGTCACGCTGCCTTGCGTGCTGATATTGCCTTTTGTGGTGCTTGTGCCTGTGGTTGATAAAGAGCCGTCAATATTCACATTGCCTTTGATATTGATTGTGGGGCAGTCAATATCAATTTGATTCGCGGCAGTAATACTGGCGGTTTTGATACCTGTCACAACCAATGCGCCACTTGATTGGTTGTAAGTGATTTTGGCACCGTCAGCAAATTCAATGACGTGTTCATCGGGCGATTGGCTTGGGCTATTTTGTGTGTAAAGCCCAACTAATATGCAGGCAGTAGTAAATTCACCGCTCACCGATAGCATCATACATTGTTCGCCCACCGTCGGCGGCGACCAAGTTTTGGTTGTACCCGCTCGAAATGTAACGAAGGGTAAAAAATCCGTCAGAATGTCACCGCTCTTTACGCGAGCGCGTGCAGTGGCGTGATTCACTTCAGCGATTACCCCAAAGCGGATAATGTTGTCTAGTTTTCGTTGTAATTCAGCAGACATAGGCATTCACAGTTAAAGAAAATGCCTTATTGTTGGCAATATTGTGCGGTGTGGCGAGTGTGGGAGTGTGTGGAATAGTAGGTAACAAAAAAGGGCTTTCGCCCTTTGATTATGCTCTGTCAATGATTGGGTTTGGAGTGTCCCATTCGCGTGGGAACGGTTCGTGTTGTGGAGAAAAAGCGATAATCACGATATGTTCATCTGATATTTTTTGATAATGAATTACAGGTCCTGATGTTTCTCCATTCAAATTTATTTTTAGCCCACTCATAGGACAATATCTAGATCCTTTATTGTAAGGGCCGCAGTGATAATGCCATATTTCGTTTTGTTGATAAACCTCTGTATTTGGAATGTCATTGAGATTATCATCAAGCCAAGATGGTTTATTTTTACCTCTTAATAGTTTCCCTTGTTTAATGGATTGCATAAAATCAAAGATGAGCTGCAATTCTTCATCTGACATGGCTTGAATGTCTTTAAAAAAGGGCGTGTTTAAACGCCCTTCTTGAAATTGTTTCGATAACTCAATCTTCATTTGTTATCCTACATCATCACTGCTTTTTTAAAATCATCAAAAGAATGTGATGATTTGTAGGTGTACCCTGCATCTTCAGATTTGCGATAAAGGCGTGATAACACTACTTCATCTGATTGTTGCTTGTATTTTTCTGATTTCATCATATTGCAAAGCGTGTGCATTTTATTGCTGAATGATTGTAGCGTTGTTGATAATTCTGGAGTTTTATTATTGGCCATAATATTGTTAGCTAGATCATCATATTTATTAATTTTGCTTTCTAGTCTCAGAACGTCACTTAAATCAATATAGCTTAATGATTCTGCCGTAATTGACGCAATAACAAAATCAGTGATAGCAGAAACAGCTTTCACCATATCAATAATCTTTTCTATGTCTTGTTGATTGATCGATTTGTTTTCATCTGTTTGAATACTGAAAATATTGACTGTGTGTGTAGTGTGACGAACAGGATGATTTATCGCCAATGGCGCAATAAATAACGCAGACATTGCCACGGCTTTTAATTGCTTAAAAATTGGCGCAAAACTTTCAAAAATAGGATTTAATGATAGATTTGTCATAAGTCACCAAAGAATAAAAGTTTGCGAAGTTTACAACTTTTTGAAGAAATATAAAACTATTTTCTACAATGTGCAACAAAAAAGGGCTTTCGCCCTTTTATTATGCTCTGTCCCACATGGAACTCCGCGCTCTGGCTTGGCGTTGATTTTCAATGCGTTGTATTTGTTTTGCCACTTGTTGTGCAATGGCTCGTTCGTCCATGCCTTGTGCGGCATTGATGGTGATATTTACGCTCATTGGTTGGCTGGTTTGCGTCATCATTGGACGAGCGGAAATTGGTGCACGAGTATCCACTTGCACAGGGGCGGCAGTTGCAACGCTGATCCCCAATCCGCCCGCAATCAGTGCTCGTTTGCCGTAATTAAGGGCGTTGAGCGTATTTACACCAAGGCGTGATGTGGCTTCTTTGGTCATCACGTATTCGCCACCGTGGACAATGCCCATGGGTTCATATTTGCCACCGTTTCCAGTGTAGCCGCCTGACCAATTTTGACTCGGTAATTTTTTGCCATTTGAACCAAAGCCAGTGAAATCCTTAAATGATTCCCAAGCACTTCCTGCCGTTTCTTTTGTTGATTGCCAAGCGTTGCTCGAAGTGTTTTTTGTTCTTTCCCATGCACTAGATACACTATTTTTAATTCCCTCCCAACTTGGCATATTTTCAGAAATCCACTTGATACCATCCATTAATCGTGTTAATGGTGTCAGAATAAACTCAATCGCTTTCGCCATTCCATTTCCGAATCTTTCCCCTGCACTGACTGCAGCATCTAAATCTTCTTTGGTACTTTGTACTGGAGACAATAAATCGGTAAACCATTTCACCGCTTTTTCAATCCAACCGACGACCACACCAAATGCGGTGCCTAGCGGTTGGAATTTTTCAAGGACAGGAGCGAGACCTGATTTTAAGCCCTCCCAAAAACCGCCGAAAAAGGCTTTAATAGGTTGCCAGTATTTATAGATTAAGAGTGCCGCACCAATAAAAGCTGCTCCGCCAAGTGACAGAATATAAGGCAGAAGTTTTAGAGGGGAAAGTAGCCATCTTGAGATTGCACCGCTGACATCTATAACTTTCCCCATAAATTTAGGTAAAATAACATCCAATTTTGACAACCCAAGAACAAGCCTTGCGATTGGGTAGAACACAAAACTTGTTAAAAGACTCAATGCGCCGAGTGCCGTGACTGCACCTGCCATTGCCGCGCCCCATTTAACGATTTTTGCGGTCAATTCTGGATTTGCTTTTATCCATTCATTGACTTTTCGCACCATTTCAGTGATTGATTGAACACTGGCGCGTATATCGTCAGAAATAGTGTCATAAATAGCAATGCCGACAGCCTCACGGGCTGATTCAAGGTTTTTAATGTCACCGAGTAAGTTATCTGCCATTGTTTGCGCAACTTGTTCGGCTCGACCCGCAGAATTTTTTAATTTATCTGTAAATTCCTGAATACCATTTACGCCCGCTTGTTTGACTAATTCAACCATTGCCGTTGCGGCTTCAGTGCCAAAAATGGCTTTGTAATATGCCATTCTGTCACCGGTTCCCATTTTGGCGGTTTTACGCTCCACATCCATCAAAATATTAGTTAAAGCGCGCATATTTCCACGACTATCTTTGGCGGACACACCTAGGCTTTTCAATGCTTTTGCGGCTTGTTTAGGTGGTGCGGCAAGTCTTAACATGGCAGAACGCAATGATGTACCAGCTTGCGTGCCTTTTATCCCCACGTTACCCAATAAGCCGACCATTGCCGACATGGTTTCAAAGTCTTGGCCTGTTGCCGTGGCAATCGGTCCAAGATATTTCATTGTGTCGCCCAAGCCTTCAAGGGTAGTGTTTGAGCCAGAAAATGTGGCTGTGAGTACATCCGCAACCCGACTCATTTCGTCAGCGGAAATTTTAAAACCTGAGGAAATATCTGACGAAATATCAGACACTTGCCCCATTTCGATGCCTGCGGCTTTCGTCATAGATAAAATAGCTGGCATTGATTTTTCGATTTGGTCAGCATTAAAACCCGCCATGGCTAGATAGCCTTGACCTTGTGCGACTTCACCCGATGTAAATGATGTTGTCGCACCAAGATGAATCCCTTGATTGCGTAAACGTTCAAGCGCGGCGGCTTGTTCTGGGTTCGCTTTACTCAATCCTGTTAATGCTTGCACGCGCGAAAAGTCTTGTTCAAAGTCAAGTGCTGGTTTAAGCATGACACCTGACAGCGCATTTGTCACTGTTCCTGCTATCATTGAGCGCTGTCCGAATGTTCGCAACTGGTCGCTTTTATTTTTTAAATTATCCACGCTTTCGCGGTAAGATTTATATTTTGCTTGTCGCTGATGCAACTTTGCCATTGCTGCATTTTGTTTTTCGATTGCCGCCGTTGATTGTTTAATTTTTTGCTTTAGTTTTTCTTGGCTTTCCTTGAATTTTGACGTGTCAAATCCGCCTTGTCTTAGTGATTGGCGCAATTCGTTCAGTTTTTTCCGCTGATGTTCTTGTGCTTGCGCTAATCGGTGTGCTGATTTATGCGCGGATTCGACTTGTCTTTTTAATGCTGCTGTCGGTGCGGCAGTATTTTTTAATTGTTCGGCTAATTTCTTCGCTTTTTCTCGCGCTTCTACAAGTTTTTGATTGTTTTGTTGTAGTGTGTTTTCTAATCGTTTAAATGAATTAGCGGTTTTTTCTTGCTGTTGTAATTTATTCAGCTCGGTTGTTGTGTTTTTTACTTTTTTCTGCAAAGAATCAAGCTGTTTTTGTACGCTTTTTAATGGCGTGGTGAGCCTATCTACTGCATCTAAAACAAATTTCAACTCTAAACTTTTCATATTTTCTCACTTTTTCTTGACTTTTCAGAAAGAAAGGTTAAATAATGTACTAAAACAAAGGGGGGCTATATGATCACAATTCTTTTTCTGCTCATCTTCGCTTTTGGTGCGCTTGGGCTCGCTGTCGGTTTCGGTTTGATTGCATTGCCTTGGTTAGTTTCTGGCATTATTGCCGCGCCTGTTCTGTTTCTTTATATGTTGATGATGGGGTCGGTGCTTTGGCTTGCTGAAATCAACTTTTTCCTTGGTGTTGCAGCACTTGCAGTGTATTGCTATTGGATTCACATTATTCGCAAGCACATCAAATTAAAATCACAATCTAAAGACTTAATTGCTCAATAATTAAGTTTTCAATCAACTCCACGTCACTTTCCGAAAAGCCCAGTAATTCACGCTGGGCATATTGCACTTTGAAATCTTTATTGTTAGATGGTCGTGCCGTTAAACCATATTGATGCACTGCAGCAATGGCGGCACTTGAGCCATTAAAACCCACTGAAACTTCGTTACCATTTGACCGCACTTTTAAATGACGGGCGGTGCGGAGTTTGGCGAACATGGCTTTGCGTTTGATTCGTCCTTTCTTTTTGCCAAATTCTTTATGTGGTTTTCTCGGTTCAAAGGCTGAACCGTCGGGATTTTGTTGGCGTGCAATTCGGTTCGATTGGCTTTTTCGTAAGGCTTGCCCGATTTTTCGCCCAAGCTGTCTGCGAGCCTGTGGAGAAAGATTGGCAATAAGTGCGGTCAATTTTGCCTGAACTTCTTCGACTGTTGCCATTAGACGATATCCCCCTCAAAAATTGGCGAATCCCTGTTTTCCAAATAGACTTTTACTCGGTTAGGTTCATCCCATACGGGTTCTTTTGCGTAATGGATCTGCACGTTATTCCCGTCTTTTTTCGACACTACACGTTCAGTGAGTTGGATTTCAAAACTAATATCTGCGGTGTTGTTATTGTTGTAATCTATCTGGAATTTAAATGCGTTCTCTCGAATTTGTGGATTTTCTAATATTTCAGGTTGATTTGTGCGGAGGTAAGCCATTATTGGCACAATCAAGGTGGCAATATCGCCTGCATAATCAGTCACTACAACATTGAGTGTGTAACGATATTCAAAACTAAATGATGCGGCACCCGTTGCGACGATTTGCCCACCGTCCACATAAAGTTGTAGATGGTCGGGATTTTTTACAAAATCGGGATGGCTTTGCTCAAGGATTTTACGCAGTTGGTTGGTTTTTTTCATTTTCGAAAATTCCGTTGTTGTATTTCAAATCTTTGTTGGCAAGTCACGCAACGTGTTACGCCTTGAATCATTTGTCTGCGCTTTTCTGGGATGGGGGCATCACAATCTTCACAATAAAGGCGACTTACTGCTTTAAAAGTGCGGTGTTTTTTGAGGGCGATTTCACGTTGCATTTCTTCAAGCTGTTGTGCTCGGTCGAATTGATCTGTCATGGCTGTTCCTTTTTGTTAAATTCATCCATGCATTTTTTTAAACTTGAGTTCTCGATAATGCACAAATCAAGGTGGTGCTGTGTCTGTAAATAGGCTTCGGCTAATTCGCCATTGGTGCGAATTTGTGGCGAATACGCACTGCACTCTGTGGTTTGCGGACAAAGAATCGGTGATTTAATGACTTCCTGTTGAGTTGAGCACGCGTTTAACATCATCAGGCAAAGGGCGGTCAGCCCAATCTTGGTTTGATTTAAGTACATTTTTTAAATCCTGTGTTTGTTGATTTTGGTTTGCTTTGAGGTTGTTTACGGCTTGAATAAGCTGTGCTTGCTGTTCGGCAAAATTTTGAACGCTATGATTTAACTCAATGTAAGCGTTTTGCCATTTCAGTTTTAGCTGTTCTTCTTTGAGCATTTCTTTTCGCCAATAATTAGCCTTAAATCCCAGAAAAATAATGAGGAGTACAAGCAGTATTGGTCCGATAAGGAAAATGCCTCGTTCTTTGGCGGTTAAGAAATTAAACATAGGTTTTTCTCCTTTTGACGGCGTTCAATTAATCCTTTTAGCGGTTTTCCTGCTGCATAAATCCAACGTTCGAATTGACCGCACATGGCTTTGCTGTAGCCTTGGCGTGCCATTTTAAAAAGTGAGCTATTTTTTAATTTGCCGCATCCCACATTAAATGTGATGGAAACTAAGGCATCAAATGCACCTTGTGGCATGGTTTGCCCGTTGGCATATTGATTAACGCATTTTTCTGATTGTTTAATGCCTTTTACGTATAATTCGGCAATTTCTTGCAAGGTGTAAATTTTATTGCGGTCAATTTTTTCAACGGCATCGGTTATGCCTATGCCGACTGTTAAAACATCGGCAGGGCATTGATAGGGCTTTTTCATACAACCTTCTGCATTGCCAATGAGTAACAAGCCTTTTTCGGATGTTCGAATTTCATTTCCATGAGTGGCAATCACAAGTCCAACAACAGCGGATATGGCGCAGAGGTATTTGGCGGAACGTTTAATCATGATGATGGATCCGTTGTTTGAGTTCTTTTTCTTTTAATTCAAAATCTTTTTTCTTGTAATACCAATTTACAAGAAAGGTGGCGACACCAATCACAATACCTGTAATCGATGCGACATCAGCCCAATTTACATTTGCGAACATATCGGCAATGCGTCCAATTAAGAAGGCGAATATTCCTGATGTGTAAGATGCTTTTGATGGTGTGTCGTGCATATCAGCTCCAAAGTTGAATTGTGTCATTTGCTACACTGATTTTTTCTGTATCGGCATCTGGCAATATGACAGGGGTACCAATGGGAATAATGGGCTTATCCATTAAATGCGGATTGAGTTCGCATGTTATTTCGAGTAAGCCTTCACTACGCCCAAAATGTCGATAAAGAATGGCATCTAAATTGTCATTTTGTTGTGCGTAAACTTGCATTAGATTAACTCCGCATCGACGCGTTTTCTGCCCAATATGTCGCTAATCGCAAAGCGAGCATCACGACGTAATTCATCAATGCTGTCTTTGAGTTGCGCCATTTTCTTTTCGCCATCGTTAGTGCTGTCATAGCTTGCATAGCGTTCATAAAGGTTTGCCAGTGCCAAGCAACTTACTGCACGTTTATAACGATAAATCAGCACGCTTTCGCCATTGATTGATGGGGCGGTGATTTGTTCTAAACTGCCGCGTTTGCTTTGCGTTTTAAACGTGGAGAGTTCTGCATTGACACTTGCCATGCCCTCAATCAAGGCATCTTGTAAACGTTGTGTAGTAATGGTGCCGTCTGCACGGTATTGGTTACGAAATTGGGAAAGTGACATATCGGGGAAGAAACCATCATTACTGATAATGTCATCTGACGTATCGTAATCATTTAACTGTTGCTGCACTTCGCCCATTTCATAATCGGGGGCAAGTTTGACTGATATTGCACCGTCGCTCATTGATTTACCCTTATAAAAAAAGTCGGGTGAGGATTAAATTAAGCACGGCCAATAAATCCGTCAGAATTTGACCGCACTTTTAATCCGCCCGACGGCTGCGTGGTTTGCTCGGTTTATATTCTTTCTTGCTTGTGCAAGAAAGAACCAAAGAACACACCCGATTAAATCGCTTTTCTGCCCTTTGTTGTCATTTTCTTAACGGAAAATTTTTAACTCGCTACGCTCAAACAAGAAAAATTTTCCTAAAAATGCCAAGTCGGTCAGGCGATTTAGACGGAGCATTAAAACAACATCAACATTCAGTCGCTGATAATTGTTTTTTTAGTTTCTTGATGTCGCCTTTCACGCCAATTTTTTGATCTAAACCCAAAGCACGTTCTAAATATGCCAGTGCTTGTTCAGGGTGCTTTTCAATCAATAACAAACCCAATTCACGCAATAATCGCGCACGGCTTTCATCTGGCATATCGCAATCGGCGGTGATGCGTTGAACTTGCTCTAAGTAAGCCACTTCGAACGGTTTATTGGCGGCTTGTGCGGCTTTGGCTTGGTCGGCAAATTCTTCTGCTAACAAGGTGCCAAGTGTTCGAGTGAATGGCTCGGGCAAGCGTAAATCATGAAATACGGCATAATCGGCAATCTGTAAGGCGAGATGATATTCGCCACAGTCAATCGCCCACACGCACCATGTCATCAAGACATTATCTTGTTTACCACTTCCGACCGATAACGCCCCTTCAATCCATGGTAGATAGTCAGGCAAAATTTGCTTTTTAAATGCGCCTTTGCGTTCCGTCGATTGGATGTTTTTCAAATCCTTTCGATGGCGAGCAAGAATACGGCACATTTTTTCATATTCCGTAAAGTCGCTTAGATCTTCGGTTTCTGCCGCATTAGCGATAGCGGCAGAAACTTCCAGAAAATGGCGTTTAGTTGGGCGCATAATTGATTCCGTTATGCAGCCACTGGCGAAATAGGCGTAGGTGCTTCAAGAATGGTGATATTTTTCGCCATGGCGACTGCCTCGTAGTTTTCCACAACATAGGCTTCGTTTGACGATAAATAATCTTCCACACGATTGCGTTCTGGCACATCTTTTAAGTGACGACGCACTTTTCCTTCCTGCACGTAGATTGACAAGTTATCAAGCGATGTGACTAACACTGTGCCTTTCGGGAAGAATGGAACAGATACGGCTTGTAAACCGCCCACACGTTTTTGGCTAATGACGGTATCGCCTGCCAAAATTTCGCTTGGTTTTTCTTGGTTGATTAATGGGAAGTATTTATCGGCTAATAAGTCGCTACCCATAATTGCAACCAGTTTAGTGTCATCACGATATTGTGCTGGGATGAAATCTTCTTTTAATGCAAAGACAAGGGCATCAAGATTTTTATAGGTTTTACCTGCGCCGACCTCAATTTTGCCACTGCTTTCTTCAATTTCTTTTAACACACGGGCTTTGGCTTTATCTTCGATTTGGACTAACCAACCCTTATTCACATCTTGCAATAATGGATGTTCAGTGCGGTTTGTGGTTGCGGCTACACTTGTGCCATTCCAACCGATCATAATACGGTCTAATGCAATGCGTTCTGCTTTGAGTTTGCCCACACGTGCGGCGAAATCAGGGAATTTCGCCCAACTGTCTAAGGTTGCATAATTTAAATGCGTGTCAAAGTTGGTTTGTTCGCAAGAATAGGTGTTTTCTTGCAAGCTGTGAATGTCAGTGGTTTCACGTGCTTTGGTGTTGGTGTCGGTACGGCTTGCCACTGGTGAAAGCACACCTAAACGCAATGCAGAACCTTTCATTTCTTGCACCATCACTACATTGATGCGTTTTAAGAAATCAGAACTTTCAAGCACGGCATTTTCTAATTTTTGTTGGATAGTTGGCTCAACGGTAAACTGACCACCATTTGCGATAAAAGCAACATCTTCGCCGTTATCTTGTGCAACACCAGCAAGGTAAGCATTAAATTTTTGTTTGGTAAATTTATTCATTTGGTTTTTCCCTAAGATAAATTAAAAGAAGCGGCCGTCAGTTTCAGGTTGTTCACCGTAAACTAAAGGGCGAGGATTTTCGGGTTCAACAGGCTTTTTGAGTTCTGCAAAGGTTGCTTGGATTTCTGCATTACCTGCTTTCATTTCTTCGATTTCGGCTTTTTGTTTGGCTAAATCGTCAGAAAGTGCGGTTAATTTTTCCAAGGTTTCTTTGGTTTGCTCGGCTAAAAGCTCAATGGCTTGTGTTTGATCAGAAAAGCGTTCATTGTCTGATTTTTCTTTTTTCGCAAACAAGCCTTTGATTTTTTCAAAGATGCTTTGTGTTTCTTCCACAAATTCCAATTCAGTTTCAATAGCGGCAGTGAAGAGGTTATCGGCTTTTAACTTGCGAGCATTTAAACCATTGTGTGAGAAACTTAACATTTCTGTGCCTAGGCTTGCTGGATTATCCGTAACGGCTAAACCAACTAAATAGGCTTTGCCTGTGTCGGCAAAATTGGTGTCAATTTCTACGGAGGTGTAAACTTTTTGCCCTTCTTTGTTTAAGGCAATAAGTGCATCAGTTGGTTGTAATTGAGCTAAAAGTTGTAATTTGCCGTCTTCACGTTCTTCTGTTTTTACAGCTAATACATCGCCGAAGCACTGTGAATTAGCCAGTTCTGGCATGTATAAAGAGAATTTGATGTGGTCAAGATTGATGCGTGCGCCGTAGGTATTTTTCGGGTCATAGCTTTCTGCCATTTCTGAAATCCAGTTGCGCTGAATAGTGCGTCCGTCTGTGGTTGCGCCTTCTGTCGCCACAACCACCCATTTAGATTTTTTTGCCATTGGCTTTCTATCCTTTCGATGAGTTTAATCATTGCGCTCATTCTGAAAGAGTTTTCAAGGCGTTGCCACGGCTTGCCGTTGTTGTCTTCCCTTTCACAAAACGCCCTAAAAGACGACCGCACGTTGAATTTCTATGATGACAGGCAAGAAAAAACCGCACCTAAGTGCGGTTGAGAATTAGCAAATTTCGTTATTGAGATAGCGTGTGAGATGACGCCATTTTTCAGGGTTATCTGATTGGAGTTTATCTAGCAGTTTTTTAATTAGCGGTTTGGCGATTTTGTGAACTCGTTTGTATTCGGTGACGTTACCATATACTTGCGGAGCAAAAGGCGAATTGAATAATGCCAACGGCTTATACAAATTTTCCAATAAGAAACGCATTCTTTCGTGGGAAAACAATAACCATACCAGGTTGTTAATGTCTTGTTGGGAAAAAGACTGCGCGTAAGTGGGTTCTGGCATAGGCAAGGCAGGTTGGCTTATTTCATATTTTCCTGTTTTGCGGATTTGCGGGAGGACTTCTTCAAAGATCCAGTTTTGAAACTCTATCGCTTCGGCTTTGTTGGAGCGGAAAATAATGCGGTAAAGGTTCGGTTCGTTGATGAAAGTTAGTTCTTGGTTTCCGCTTGAGGTAGGGATTACATTTCTTGTAACCCCCTCAAAATTTAATCTGAAACGTTCTGGGCTGGCTACTTTGATCGCAAGAGCATCGCAAACATCTTTCAATGCAAAGAAAGGTTCATTGTTGATTACTTCAATACGGATAGAGTTAGATTTGAAATTGAAGGTGGAGATTTGAGTTGTCATTTGTTGTTCCTTTTGATGGAAACCCCGAAAATCGGGCGGTCGAGAGCTCAAAACTTGCAACAAATCAAGCGGAGTTATTCCCTTGCGGTATTGTATTCCTCGCACTCTCGACCATTGATAAAAAATTGTTGTTTTTGACCGCACTTTTTGCGGGTACAAAAAAATCACGCTGACGGGGTGAATTACCGTTTGTTGTTAGGGCTTTTGAGACCCTGTAAGCAGTATCCTACGCTTGAGAGCGGGGCTTGTCAAGCGTAGGGGGAAATTATTGCCGTAACTCTTTTTGCGAAGCAACTGCTAAAAAGTGGCTGCGGTCTTTGTAAATGGGGTTGCTTGCGACACGGCTATCAATACGTTTGATAAGGTATTCAGGCAAGCTGATATTAATACGGTGGCGTTTGCCTTGATATGCGGAAATATCTACATCAAGCAATAACCAAGTGTCGCAATAGTTGAAATCTTCTTGCGTTTGATAATGTCGATAGCCTTTGTCTTGAAGCTCGTTGATGTCTATTCCATCTTCAAACATCATTTCTAAGATGGAATGAATGGCATCAGTTACCTGCGTTGGGATTTCTTCAAGGGTATCAGCGGCACTAAAGCAGGAATATTCTTTAGTAAATAATGCTGGCACCGTAATGCCGTAGGCTTCATTTTCATTTGTTGGGGTTTCAATGCCGATGGTAAATAACATAGTCGCTCCTTGTCGTCTTAATCACGATAAATTATACACAAATATACACACAATATAAGATTTTTATAGTGGAAGAATTAAATAATATCTCATCAGAAAGCACCGCTGATACCAAACGTCAGGCGCAAGTAATGTATTTCAGTGGTTATAAAATCGCTGAAATATCTCGTCAGCTTGATATTCCTGCATCAACGATTGCCAGTTGGAAAGACAGAGAAAAGTGGGACGATATTGCGCCTGTTGGTCGGGTTGAATTAGCCCTTGAAACAAGATTGAATTTGCTCATCGCAAAAGAAGAAAAGAGCGGTTCAGATTACAAAGAAATTGATTTGCTCGGTCGCCAAATGGAAAGAATGGCGAGAGTGAAAAAGTATTCTTTTGGTGATGGTAACGAAGTAGATTTAAACCCGAAACTGGCGAACCGCAACAAGGGCGAACGGAAGAAGGCCGAACCCAATGCCATTGATCAGGAACAAGAGGAATTGCTGATTAATGGCTTTCTTGATGGGATGTTTAATTATCAGCGAATTTGGCACAAGGCGAAAGAACACCGAATCAGAAATATTTTAAAAAGCCGACAAATCGGGGCGACTTACTATTTTGCCCACGAAGCCTTTATTGATGCCTTGACGACGGGGCACAATCAAATTTTCTTATCTGCCAGTAAAAAACAGGCTTTGCAGTTTCGCTCGTACATTGTGAATTACGCCAAGCAAACGGCAGATGTAGATTTAAAAGGCGAAACCATCAAATTGCCAAATGGGGCAGAATTGATTTTCCTTGGCACGAACTCCGCTACGGCTCAATCCTACCACGGCAATTTGTATTTCGATGAAGTGTTTTGGGTGCCTAAATTTGATGTGATGCGTAAAGTGGCATCAGGTATGGCTGCGCAAAAGATGTATCGCCAAACCTATTTTTCAACGCCGACCACAATTGCACACCCTGCTTATGCGTTCTTTTCAGGCAAGGCGTTTAATCGTAATCGTACGAAATCAGAAAAAATCGAAATCGATATTTCTCACGAAAACTTAAAGAGCGGAAAACTTTGTGCCGACCGTCAATGGAAGCAGATTGTGAGTATTTATGATGCAATGGAAGGTGGGTGCAATCTATTCAACATTGACGACCTAATCGCAGAAAACAGCAAAGAAGAATTTGAACAGTTGTTTTTGTGTCAATTTGCCGATGATAACAGTTCTGCTTTCAAGTTTTCGGACTTACAACTTTGCCAAGTCGATAGCTTGGAAGAATGGCACGATTACAAGCCATTTTATCAACGCCCATTCGGCAATCGTGAAGTGTGGTTAGGTTATGACCCTGCTTTTACTGGCGACCGTGCAGCCTTAGTGATTGTTGCACCGCCGAAAGTGGAGGGGGGAGATTATCGCGTTTTACATAAACAAACTTTTCACGGTATGGATTACGAAACACAAGCAAGCCGCATTAAGCAGTTTTGTGATGATTACAATGTCACTCGCATCGTGATTGATAAAACGGGGATGGGATCGGGCGTTTATCAGGAAGTGAGAAAATTTTATCCAATGGTGCAGGGCCTAGAGTATAACGCCGATCTTAAAAATGAAATGGTGTTAAAAACACAAAACTTAATTCAGAAACGTCGTCTTAAATTTGATAGTGGTGACAATGACATCGTGAGTAGTTTTATGACGGTGAAAAAACGCATTACTGGCACAGGGAAAATTACTTATGTTTCGGACCGTTCGGAAGATGCAAGCCACGGCGATTTATCATGGGCGATTATGAACTGCATTTTAAATGTGCCTTATGGTTTAGGCGGCGATGTATCAAGCAACAAATCAACAATATTTACCTTTGAATAGGATAACCCAATGAGCAAAAACACAAAAAAATCCACCGCACTTTCTACTGGAAATCAAGCACAGGCATTTAGCTTTGGTGAACCTATTCCAGTGATTGACCGTGCAGAAGTACTTAATTATTTCGAAAGCGTGGTGATGTATGAAAAATATTACAATCCGCCAATTAATTTAAGTTATTTGGCTAAAGCCTTAAATGCCTCAGCCCATCATAACAGTGCGATCACGGTGAAGAAAAACATTTTACTTTCAACGTGCAAAACAACCGCACTTTTACCTCGTACCCAATTAGAAAAACTGGTGCAAGATTACTTAGTATTTGGTAATGCTTATGTTGAGAAAACTGTAAATTCCTTTGGAAAGGTTGTCTCGTTAAAATCTCCTCTTGCTAAATATATGCGTGTCGGTGTTGAAGCTGGTGTGTTTTATCAGATTGTGAATGGTTTTGATGAATATGAATTTAAAAAAGGTTCTGTCTTTAACTTGATTAATCCTGATGTGAACCAAGAAATCTACGGCGTTCCAGAATATTTGGCCGCACTTCAATCTGCTTTTTTAAATGAAAGTGCCACATTGTTCCGCCGTAAATATTATCTGAATGGCGCGCATGCGGGTTCGATTATTTACATGACCGACCCAACACAGAATCAAGACGATATTGAAGCAATCAAAACACAAATCAGACAGACCAAAGGGACTGGCAACTTTAAAAATTTATTTGTGTATATCCCAAATGGGAAGAAAGATGGGATGCAAGTTATTCCATTGTCTGATGCTATCGCCAAAGATGATTTCCTAAACATTAAGAACGCAAGCCGTGATGATGTGTTAGCTGCGCACCGTGTGCCACCGCAACTAATGGGCATTGTGCCTAATAATACAGGCGGTTTTGGTGACGTTGAAAAGGCAACGCGAGTGTTTTTTATTAATGAGATAATCCCATTGCAAGAACGATTGAAAGAGATTAATAGTTGGGTAGGGGAAGAAGTGATCACATTCTCCGAATACAAATTACTACAATAGATCCTTTTCAAAATAAACAGCCCGCAGAAATGCGGGTTTTTTATTGCTAAAAGAGCTGTTTTTGTCCTGTATAGTATTAGCACTGCCCCAGTGTATTATATCAAATCAATCAATATGACAAATCTTAAATCCTTATTTCAGCCCGATTTTTCGCCCAATTGTACGCATGAAAAATCGCAGTCAAACCCTCGCCACGCCCGCACACTAAAGATGTCGATTTCAACGCAATTTTAGATCCTTGCCGAAGTCTTTTCAGATCTACCGCCATTCAGATCCTTATTATCAAATTCTTTAACGCAAAATTACTCAAGTAAATGCAAGTTTTGATGATACAATCGCCGCCCCTAAAAGACAAAATATCATCTGAATTAGCGTCTTGTTTTTTATGGTAGTAAGCATAGTAGTAAGGCTGGTTTACTTATAAAATATCTTTATTAAAAACAAATTGATATATATCTAGATCAGTTTCCCCCAGCAACGCTAAGCCATTGATTCTAATATGATCAAATTGATTAATCCAATGTCACAATGTTCTGCTGGTAAGTTGAAAATGCCTGCAGGGAAATCAACAATTTTTACTATTTTGAAGATAAAACTCGATGACTTGTTGCTTGAAAAAAAATTGTATTTGGTCATAAAAAATCTGCACCTTAGTTGGTTATTTAATCCAACTTTTGGAGTGCAGATCAAAAGTGCGGCCAATTTTTTTAGAATTCTTTTGAAATTAAACTTTCGGCTAATTGCAAATCAAGTGTGGAGTCAATATCAATGGAACGATAAGTTGGCATTAAATAAAAACGCATTGGCGCAATAAAAAAGCGTTTTTCTTCAAAGAGACTTTCGATGTCATTAATATAAATTGCGCCATTTGCACGATAAGATTTGGGTAATTTTTGGCGAGGGGCTTCAAAATCCGTTAATTCATGAATAGGCTGAACTTCGGTACCTTCTAAAGTGAAGGATTTATAAGGATGATGCTCACATTCGCAAGCTGAAACCACTGATTTATATTTGCCGCCAAGGAAAATTTCCATTGCATTACGAATATCTAAAGCATTACGCAATGGGCTGGTTGGTTGCAAAAGTACAGCGGTGCCTTGTGAAATATTAAGTGTTTCTAAGCAATGCAAAATCGCATCAATGGTGCGTGTATCACTTTGCGCCAAACTTTCAGGGCGTGCCACTGGTTTTGCGCCGTATTTTGTGGCCTCTTTTAAAATATTTTCGCCATCTGATGTCACCACAATTTGATCAAACATACCCGATTCTTGCGCTGCCAAAATCGCTCGCCCCACCAAAGAAACGCCCCCCACAAGCTGTAAATTTTTATCTTTAATTCCTTTAGAACCCGCTCTCGCAGGAATAATTGCAATTCTTGTCAT